TTTCCCTGGCCGCCGCCCTGTTGTAGCCAAGGCGCTCCGCTGCTTGGCCAACTGTGATGCCCTCCTCGCGGACGAGTTTCTCGATGGCTTGGAGGTCGAGCGTGCGGGGGCGGCCGGCGCTTTCCGCGACTCCCCCATCGAACCTTACGATCTGCTGATCGTCGGGGATGTCTTGGGTTTCCCAGGGGGGGCGAGCGCGTCGTTGCTCCGGCGTGAAGTCGCGGCGGGTTTGGACGTTGCGGGCTTCGGTCTCGCCGGCGAGACGGCGATAGCTCGTGAAGTCCGACGTCTGCGCCAGGCGCTCGCCGATCGCGTCGCGCTCACGCCGCAGGTCGAAGAAGTCCGCGCTGCCAGGCGCCGCGAACTCCATGTCCTCGGTGATGGCGTCATACTCGGCTTTGAGGCGAGCTACATCGGGATCTTCCGCGAGCGTCGGGAAACGCGTGTCGGGCGAGCCGCCGCGCGCGAAGCCTTCGATGTCTTGGACGTTGTGCTGGCCTTCGTGGAAAGTCGCCGAGCGCAGCTCGCCCTTGTTTGAGCCCTCCACTCTGATTTCTGGCGGCAAGCGCTCTGTTCCGTTCATCCAGCCCCAGCCAAGCGGCTGGTCGCGCGCGCTGCGATAAGAGCCACCGACATCAGGTTCCGGCTCGATGCGGAAGTTCGTACCGCGCATGTCGGGATAGGCTTCGAACAGCTCCGGATGGATCAAGCCCTGCTCAAGCCGGCCTGCCGCTGGCCCGCGATGCGTGCGCACGATGTTGGCGTCGCGGTCGTTGATCTCAAACCGCCACTTCCCATCGACGCCTTGGAACCATCCTGTTTCGCGCCAGATGTCGTCGCGGGAGGCGCCTTCCGAAGCCATCTGCTCGGCGCGAGCGAGAGCTTGGTGATCTGCGGTGCGAGCATTCCGCCCCGCGAACATGAGCACCCCATCATCCAGAGGCGCAGCATTAGAAAGCGGTCCTGGAGCGATTTCCGGGAGATCGTCTATTGGGCGGGTGAGGTTTGAGACGCGAGCGCCGGGGCGGCCGCGCGAAGCGATCACACCGGCGGCAGTAAGACCCGCGACGCCAGCCGGCAGAGCCCAATCCTCCACCCCTGAAAGCGGGTCGCTTCCGTCTGAGGCTTGAGCATCCTGTGGCATCATGGCCGCCGCAGCGGTCCCGCCGATAACGCCAGTGCCAATGCCTGCAAGAAGGTCGCTTTCCCCACTGCGTGCTGGATCAAAGGCGGCGCGAGGTGAACGCAAATTTGACGGGTCGAAAATTGCTCTAACGGTCGCGGGCGGGCCTTCACCCTGGTAGGTGTCTCGAACATTGCGAACTTCAAAGCCATCGAAACCCATGGCATGAGCGATGGCTTCGAGATCGTTTGTACTGACGCGCCCAGGATTGCCGGTAAAATCAGCCTTGTATCGGCTGACCATCGCATCGAACTCGGCCCGCCTGTCCTGCGGGAGAGATTCCCTTATCGTTTCTAGCCGCAGGTTGGCGAACCGCTCGCCGGCGCCCTCTACGATCATGAGGTTCCCGCGAGTGTAGAGCGGAATCACTTCCGGCTCGGCGTTCTGGTAGTCCCACGCGCGGTCATCTCTGGCATATGTGCGAGCTACATCCTCTCGGCTTGAGAGATAAACGGGGCGTGGCGCTTCTATGTTTTGGTTTAAAGTTCCGGCCTCCTCCAAGAGTTGCAGGTAATGCTCGGAGACTCCGTTCGCCGCGCGCTCCGCAGCCATTTCTTGCTGAATGGCGGCATAGCGCTCCGGGTCGGTGAGATAGCCCGCGTTTTGAGAGCGCCGCTCAAATGAATTTGCGTCGCGAATCTGACGAGCATCGGGTGATCCGTGATACATCGGCGCAGTGGTGTCGAAGCCGATCCTTCCGGCGCGCGCAAGCCGTGTGGTCTCCCCGTCATTGACCGAAGGCCTCACATCAAAGCTCGGCATGTTTCCGAGCGGGTCGTCCGTCGCAAGCAGAGGCATGCGCTGGATCGCTTCGGGGAGAAGCTCGGTGTCGCCGACGGTGTGAAGCGCTCGAGGTTGCGGGTTCGGCGCGCCCTCGCGCACGAGGACGATTTCGCCCGGCATCGCGCCGGCGCTGTCGAAGCGATAGCCCGGAGGCGGCTGCATCTGGCGTGCGATTGCGGCGTAGGCCGCCGCGTGCTGATCCGACGCCGGCAGCAGCGAGTACATCGCCCGCTGGTTGATGCGCGCATCCTCCTCGATCGTTGCAATAACGCGATTGAGGATCTGGCGCGTCTCGCTTGCGTTGAAGCGCCCGCCTTGGGCTTGGTATGGCTCAGATGGATTTGAGCGCGTCAAATCCTCGAACGAGACTGTCGCGAACGGCTCCCCGCGCGCGTTGGTCAGCTCTTCGATCTTGACGGCGAACTCGGAATTCTGCGGCCCCCGGAATCCGTAGATGTCGTAGAGCCCGCTTTGATCCGGACCTTGATGAACCAGCGCTTCCGGCGCCCAGTCGGCGCGGGCCTCCGGCGTGCGCAGCGGGCGAAGCCCTGGCGGGCGCGTGACGCGGGCCGCCCCTTCGCGTATCGAGGCCACGCCCGCATCCCGCGACATGAACTCGCCATCGACAGAGAACCCGATCGCGTTCGGGTCTTCCGTTGGCGCTCGATAGATCGCATCGAGACGCTCGCGCACGCCATCAGGCGCTGCATCGATCGCTTCAACGTGATCAACTCCGGTGTAAACTTGCCCCGTCTCCGGATCGCGCACAGCGGCTTGCCAGCGAGGCTGAGCGCGTTGCGCCTCCATCGCTCCGCCCACACCTTCAAACGGATCAGGAGCGAACTCAGCGTTGATGATCTCGCCGTCGATTGTTTCGGGGAGGCGATTAGCGCGAAGCGTGTTGATGTCGTCGATGACGCGCGGTGCGGTGCGGGCGACGCCGCCGGCGAGACCACCCAGCATCCAAGCCGCACCTGCGGGGATCGCTGTGTCTGCAAGACGATCGCCAAGCTCATCCTCATCCGAGAACGCAAACGCTGCGCCAGCGGTGACCGGAACAGCCGCCGCCCTGCCCTGATAGGTTCCAGCGAGCCAATCGCCGCCGTAGCGGGCAGCCTCGCGCAGCACGGGGGTGTTTTCTACGCCTTCGCGGATAGCTTGGCCCGCTTCCCGAAGCGGCGCGCCTTCACGATAGCCTGTGGTCAGCGGGCCGAGCGGGTCGCCGTCGAAATCGGTGTTCCTCGGTCGCGGCGCGAGCGCGTCGGGAATCTCTGCGCCAGCGGCGCGGAACCCGGCGCGGCCCGTGGCGCGCACTGCCGGCGCGGCAAGATCGACCAGCCCCACACCCGGAATGAATTCCAGAGCGCCAGAGCCAGTCGTCATGAGATCGTCTGCAGCGGCGCGGCGCGCCGCGGCCTCAGCGTCGGCAGCATCGGCGAAACGACCACCGCTGAATTCTTCGTTGTCCCAAGCCGTGTCGATGAGCGCCCGCTCAGCCGCCGTGTCAGCAATGCGATAGTCTCGGCGCGATTGGCGCGCGAAGTCCGAAGGGCCCCGCCAGATAGCGTTGGCCGTGTCGCCGATCATCTGGAGCGGATCGCGAGGCCCACGCGCTGCGGCGTCGGCTTCCATCGCCTCGCTGATGCCGGCGATGAAGCCGTCATCGGAAAGCGCATCGAATCCGAGCTGGTCGACGCCGCGAGAGATCATCTCGCCGCGATCTGCGGTGCGGCGCTGGGCTTGTTCATCGCCAAAAGCGCCGGCGACGAGATCAGCGCCGCCACGCGCAAGCGATGACACCGTGCCAGCGGCGAGATCAGCCCAGCCCCATTCGGGCCCAAGCGGTGAGAACTCGGCCGCCGCGCGATCGCCAGCTTCACCAGCCCTGCGAAGCTCTTCCTCCCGCTGAAGCGGGGCAAGCTCAGCCCAATCAGGAACGGGCACGCGCTCGAGCGGATCGCGCAGCGGACCGGGTCGCGCATCTCCCATCATCGAGATCGCTGAGCGCATATCCGGCGCTGAGCTTCGAGGGTTTGGGTCGAAGCCTGCGAAGGGGTCGAGGCTTGGCGCCGGGGTTTGGTGTTGCGCAGAGAAGCGCGGACGGCCGCCGGCGCGGATCAGCGCTTCGTCTAGCAGGCGGCGATTGTTGCTCTCTCCCGCCATTAGACGATCTCGTCGTCGCTGTAGGCGACGCAATCCTCGCCGCTGATGTTGGAGACCGCGGCGTCATGCACGAACGGTGGCGGCTTGCGGTAACGGGCGCGAAGCTGACGCGCGCCCTCGATGGCGGCGGCGGCGTCTTCAGCTGAAAGTGATTGCCCAAAGCGCGTGTAGGTCTTGGCAGCGTTCAGAGCGATGGCCTGGTTGAGCTCGCGCGGGAACGGGATGTCGTCGTCGAGGCCGAGGTCATCGTACTCGACCCAGCGCCCGAGATCGGTGCGGAACATCAGAAGCACGGACCCGCCGTTGGTGTTGATCGTCAGCGACGAAGCCGCGCCGATCTTCCAGCCGTTGCCTGAGATCGTGATGTTGGAGGTGGCAGCGCTGTTTGCAGCATCCACGACCTCAACGCGCGTCCCGTCGGGAACAGTGCCTTGCGGGAGGATTACAGAGCGGCAGCCCGCTTGGCACAGCACGCGCATCGCGGGCCAAGTGCGCGAGATCGTGTAGCCCGAGGACGGGCTCACGTTGCGCATCGGCATGCCGCCGATCTGGGCGATGTAGTTGTTGAGCTGCCGGAGGCAGTAGGTCGCCATGGCGCTTGGCGGGTTCTGGCCCATGCCGATGACGCGAAGCGCCTCTAGGCCTGTGATGATCGTTTCTCGCGCGGTGGCCATGAGCGCTCCGATAGAGGCGGATGCTCATGGCTGAACCGGCAGGCGGAACAGGGCTTACGCCTTGCCCCGCGCCTTGGCTTTTGGCTTCGTGTCCGCCGGCATCAGTGCGGCAATGGCGGTCTTGAGTTCTTCCGGCGCGTTTTCGTCGGCGGCGAGTTCGGCAAGGAAGCCTTCGAGCGTGGCGACGCGTGCGCGAAGTTCATCGGTCTCGCCCAGCTTCTCGCGCGCATCGTTGAGTTGTTCGATCAGCGCAAGGTTTTCCTTCGCCATCTTCTCATCGACGCGCACAGGCGCGGCCGGCGCAGGCTTCGGCGCCTTGGCGGCGGCTTCGTGCGCGTCGCGGCGCGAGCCCCAGCCTTCTTTCACGGCTTCGGCGAGCGCCGCTTCGTCATTCACGGTGCGATGGGCGACGTTCGGCCCTTCGGCGCGATACACCATCTTGGGGTAATCGGTCTGTCTCATGCTTCTTCCCTCGCTTGCACGGGCGGCAGGCGCCGGAGCCATGCGTCAAAATCGGCTTGATAGGATTTCGGCTTGCCTTCGCTGTCGAAGCCCCAGTGCGTGGGCTTCAGGCGAGGATCGCACCAAATGCGGCGGTGTGACTCGCGCCAGAGATTGCAAAGTCCGTAGTCTTCGCCCCACCAGCGGCGGTGCGCGAGGCCAGTGGGCCAGATGTCAACGATGGTGCGAACGACTGCGCCGTCCTCACCGCATTCGTCATATTCGCGTTGCTTGTGTTCTTCGACGAAGGCGCGAAGCGCCTTCTGCTTGATAGCTACAAAGCCTGCGGGCGCCCCGCCCACTTCGATGAAGCCGGTCCCGCCCGAAACCATCGGGCCACCAAGTTCATCGGTGACGATGACGACGGGATAGTCCTCGCGCTCCTGCTTGTAGCGATAGGCGCCGAAGACGAAATCAAGCGGCGACGACACGAGCAGCATCCATTCTTTGGGCGTTGCGCTGATGTCGTCGTCGAGAAAAACCGTGACGTCTGCTTCGCTCTCAAGCGCGGTGTAGACGAGGCGGTTTCGCGCGCGGGCGATGTAGCAGGTCTCGCCCTGCTCGATGATGTCGAGCGTGTGGCCGGCGGCTTCGAGCGCCAGCTTGGCGCGAGCCAGCCCCACCAGGTATTCCGGGTGGGGCTGACCGCGTGTCGGCGTGAGGACTTGGAGCCTCCAGGGGCGCCGCGGAGGGCTGAGGACACCAGGACCGCGACGACTTCATTCAAAGTCGAAACGATGCCATTGGCTTGGGTCGACGTCGTGAAGCCCCAGGCATCGGTCGTGTTCGAGGCCGCGGTCGTGGTGACCGTGGTGAACGTGCCGGTGCGGCGAGCCGCCGGCGTTTCGCCATAGAAGCCGATCTTGTCGGACGAGTCTTGGCCAAGGCAGGTGCCTTCGCTGTCGTAGTCGGAGAGTTGCTTTGCCATGAGTGTTGCTCCGCTGGGGCGGCGCGCGCCGAAGAACGCGCCGCCCTGCTGTGTTAGGCGCCCGTGCCGCTGAGGATCGTGGCGAGACGCGGGTCGAGACCGCCGGCGACGCCGCAGATCAGGTCGAAGCGATGGTTGTGCTCATCGTTCGTCCCGTCCGAATAGCGCCAGTAGCGGATCGACAGGCCGGATTCCGGGTCCGTTTCGATGGCGTATTCGCCATTGAACGGGCGCGGCAGATCGGCGGTGACTAGCGCGAACGCCTCGGTTTGGAACACGAGGTTTTGCGCGTAGGCCGTGTCGGCCGAGCCAACCAGCGTCATGGCGTGATCGTCGGTGAGCGCGCCGTTGATGGTCTGATAGGCGGTCGCTTCCGAGATCAGCGGCGGCGAGATGCGGATCGTCATTTCGGACGAGCCGGCCGTGGAGAACGTGTAGGTCTCCGTCGCCGAATTGTAGTTGGCGTTCGAGCCGACCGGGGCCAGCACAGTGAATTGCTGGTCATAGTCGAGTTCCGCCTTGGTGCGGCGATTGAGCGCCTTCTTGCCCGAGAACGTGAACTTGTCGCCCACCTTCAGCGTCGCGCCGTTGGAGAGATCGTCGATCAAGAGGTCCTGCGAATAGGTCGTCAGGACATCGCGATAGCTGACCTCTTGGCCCGCGCCCTTGGTTTGCGCGCCGCCGGCCCAGGTGCCGTTCTTGTGGTTGACCACCGATTGCGACCACACCGGATCAATGCCGGCGATCATCGGAATCTTGGCCTGCTCGACCGCGTTCTGAGCGATGGCGGATTGGATCGCCACGCCAGAAGTGAACGAGCCCGCGAGCGCGAAGGCGTCGCGAACCGACAGGATGGATTGGCGGCCAACCGTGGGGACGCTCATGTCAGCCAGGCGCTCGGGACCCTTGAAGAAGTCCGTGGCGCTGTTGATGCGCTCGCCTGGCGTGCCGGCCCAAGAATACGTGCCTTGGGCGCAACGGAGCGCGAGCTCGCTGTCGACGTCTTGCGCGATCGTCGACATCGCCGAATCCAGGCTCTTCGACAGGAGCAGAGAATCGACGCTGAGCGCGTCCTCGATCGAGGTGAACTTGTAGTCCACGCCCGTTTGGATATCGAGGCGGATCGGCACTTCGCCTTCGAGCACATCTTGCGCTTGGGCGACGCGGCCGCGGCGCGAGACGAACTCCGGATAGCGCTTCGCCTTCACCGTGTTGCCGATTTTGGCGCCGGTCTTGGCGAACTCGGGCGAATACTGGCGGCTCACCTTCTTGGCGAACACCAGGTTGTTCTTCAGAAGCGCGAGGCCTGCTTTCGCAAACTCCTCGGGCGTTGCAATGACATTGTCAGCCATGTTGTTTCAGCTCTCAGATACGGAGCGCTGCTCCGTTCCATGCGCCACCGGCGCGCTGCCTCTTCAGCTCGGCGAGGCGAGCATCGATTTCGGCAGGCGAAGCGGTGGAGGGATTAAAGATTGCGCCACCGGTGTTCGGCGCTGTGGGCGCCGGCACAGGCGATGGTGCGGGTGATTGTTGAGGAGCTGGCGTGGCGGCGGGCGCCGGCTGAGCCGATGCACGCGCGCGCTGATTGGCGAGAATGAGCCCGATGCGATCGTCAAGCCGAGCCAGCGTGCGCACAAGCTGGGCTTGCGGCAGGCCGTTCAGTTCGCGAAGGTTCGGGACCATGGTCCGCAGCGCTTCCGGAATTTGTTCCGGTCTGCGGCCGAGCAATTCAGCAACGTGGTTCTTGTGCTCGCAGTCGACGATGGCGTCGGCCACGTCACGCGTGATGCCGCCGCGCTGCACTGGAACGAAAGCGAGGGCGAGAACGTGTTCAGCGTTCTCGAAGAACTCACCACCGTTGCCAGCCGCGAGAGTGCGGGCCTCGGTGATGGCGGTGTTGACGCGGGTGCGTCCTGCCTCCATCGCCGCAGCTGCCTCACGATTGGCGTTCGCCGCAGCCGTCGCCTCGGCCTCAGCACGTTGCTCCTGGCGGAGTTCGTACTTGGCGAGATCGGCGGCGTAGCGAGCGTCGTACTCGCCCAGCGGATACTTCGCGGTGTCGCGATGATCCGGTGGGCCAGCCGGTTGCGCCGCGACCGGTGAAGGCGTTGGCGCTGCGTGCGGTTGCTGACCGCCAGCCTTCGCTTCCGCGATCCCACGCCAATAGGCAGCTTCCTCGCGAGCCTGGTTTCGTTGCGAAGCCAGTTCGGAATAGCGCCGTTCGGAACGGTTTTGCGGTTGCGCAGCCGGGGTCGGTTGCGGTGTTTGCTCGGGCGCCGGGTTAACATCGCTCGCTGCGGGCGTTGCGCCGCCATCGGCCGGCGCTGGTGTCGCGCTCGGCTGAAGTTCAGACGCTTGCTGTGGCGAAGGCGTTGCCGCCGGTGCTCCATTCTCTCCAGACATGCTTACTCCTCAGATCCCCGGCGGCGCTGCGCCCATACGGGCGTCGCCTACGTTTCGACGGAAGGCGGGGGCTCCCGTCGGCGAAGCTGGAAAGGCGAGCGCTTCCGGCGGCGGAGCGCCGCGCGGTGGCATCGCAATGACGTTGGGTGGCAGCGCCGCGTCTGGCGGCGGCATTGGCATCGGTGGGCCTGGCGGCATGCCAGCGCCGGGCATGCCCGGCTGTGCGGGGTGACGCGCCATACTCGGGGGCATGATGGCGC